CCACCGAACGGCCGCGAGGGACTGCTGCCTCGGGTGCTATTCGGGGGCGGAGCCTACTCGACTCAGGTGGATCCTGTCCGACGACGATTCAAAATCGTCACCTTGGGCGAATTGGAAGCCGACGGACGACTCAGGGCCAGAATCACCGACTGGGAAGTCATCGCCTGGCGAGAAGACGGAGCAACCGGCTGGCTCACAGTGCACACCGAAGACCGAGACGACGACATCTGGTTTGATGGCATCGAGCCCGATGGAACATCCACCTGGTCTGACTCCTACTGGAACCTCTTCAGGGAGCGCGTGCTTATGGGAGCCTACTCCAGTGCCTTCATGCCAGCCGAGTGCGACGATTATATCGCAGTTGACTCTTACGTCCGCCGACTTGTCCTTGATGGCGCCCTCTGCAGAAGACTCGCCGCGCGCGGGGATGCTTTTGAAGACACGGCCGTCTACCTTTGGCATGGGGAAGTCCCTCAACGATGGAGTCGCCGCAGTCCGCTTAGCGCCCGCTGGTGGTGAGAAGGTGTTCTACGAGAACAGCAAGGAGAATGTCTCGGCGGCAATCGAGGAGCGCATCAACAAGAAGCAGAAGGCACCGACGATGACCGCCGAGGACAAGAAGAGGATCGGCGCGATGGTGGAGGGCATGAAGAAGAGGATCTTCACCAAGGAGGCGATCAAGACCGCGATGTTCAAGATGGGCACGTTGGAAGGCGGCAAGTCCAAGAAGTGGACGGACGAACGCTTCCAACAAGCCATAGCCGACCTGATGGCCGAGGTCACCCCGCAGTACGAGTTTAAGGCGTCCGTGAAGAACGAACCGATGAGTTCGAAGAAGGCGCCTCGCATGCTCATTGCGGATGGGGACCGAGGACAGATCATGGCTGTGGGGGCCCTGAAAGTGCTCGAAATTGTTCTCTTCAAGAAGCTCACGAACCACTGCATCAAGGAGCGCAGTAAGGAAGATGCTATGGAGAACATTTCTCGACACCTCAACGTCGTCCCTCCTGGATCGTTCCAAACGATCATAGAGGGCGATGGTTCCGCGTGGGACACGACATGCTCACACGAGATCCGGGAACTCACGGAGAACCCGCTGGTCGAGCACATCGTGCGAACCATGCGCGAACTTGGGTGGCCTTACCCAGAGAGCTGGGACGAGGCGCACAAGAAGGCGAACTCCAAGAAGCAGCTCCGGATGAAACATGCCGGAAAGACGGGGAACGTCAAGTTTGTCATAGACGCCATCCGCAGGTCAGGGCACCGCGGAACGTCGTCCTTGAACTACATCATCAACTTCGTGCTCACTCACGTGGCCATCCTGGATGTGCCGCATCTGGGGCGCGGCGGTGAATTGGGTGGGTTCCTGGACGACACGACCAGGCGTGGCAAGGATCGGTGGGGCGAGTGGCGGCAGTTCTTTGCCGCCTTCGAAGGCGATGACAGCATCATCGCGATGTCTGGCGCCGTCACCGACGAGCAAGCGGCCGAGATCATGGCCTTTTGGGACCGTTGCGGGTTCAATATGAAGTTGTATCGGCGGACGACCTTAGCCGAATTCACTGGCTGGAAACTACCACTCGACGACCACGGAAGGGTCAGGTGCGATTGTGTGGTTCCGGACATCATCCGCACGGTGACGAACGCGGCGTGGACTACGAGTAACGCTGCGCTCCAAGAGGCCAGACTCCTAGGGCAGGGTGGACCGGTGGCGGCCGCTGTGGCGGCGGCCTCGATGTTCTGCTACAAGATAAGCATGCATCGGGTGCCCACGGTCTACAGGCTCTTCGAGAG